CTGTATCGAATCGTTCTTGCCAGAACTGTTTGTTTTGTTCGAAGGCACGATCTTGGGCACGTTTGTTTAATCTGTTTTGTAATATCATGCTGCCGCCTGTTATAGCTGCAGTTCCTAATAGTCCTATTGGCATAATATGTTAGTTTTTGTTTAATAATACTATAAACCCTTTTTCTTGCATAATTTCATGCAGTTTGTTGTATTCGGGCATTACTATACAACCTTTGCTATGTTCGGGTTTTGTTCCCTGGTGTATTAATATCTCTGAGCGGTCTCTAACGTCTCTTAGCCATATTGCTGGTTTGTTATTGCTTGCTCTAAAGATTTTGCTATAAGCATACACTCCCCTGGGGATTCTGCTTATGTTTCTTTTGTTGTTTTTCCATGGTAATTCAATTGCATCGAACTCATGGTTTTTGACATAGACCTTGCTTTTTGTAGCGTTTTCGTATTCCTGGTCTATTTCTATTGTGATTACTCTGTAATCGTCTGTTAGTTGTAATAAAGCCTGTATTTGTGTGGTAAGTTGTCTGGTTTTCATGCTTTTTTATTTTTTACTTTTTGTGTTTCGTTCCACTTACTCCCTTTTTTTATTCGCGTTCGTTTAAATCGTTCGCGTTTGTTTTTTGGTCGTTTTGGTGTCACTCCGCATATATATATCAAGTATAGTATATGCGGTTGTCGCTTTGCGACTTGCTAACGCCCATCTTCGATGGTTGTTTGCTCATAAGATAACCCCAATAAATTGGGGCCATCTTATCGAGCTGTTTTACCAGATTTCCTCTGGTGTTTTTCTGTAACGTTCGCACGTTAGTCTATGAAGCTGAATTCTCTCCCATTGCTTCATTTGTTGTAGATCCGATATTTGTCGTATCTCCAGTTGTTTCTGTTGTTTCTGTTGTTTCTGTTGCATCGGTGGTTACCTTTTTAGGATTAATAATTTCTTTAATCTGTTGTTCTAATGCTTGACGTTTGATTTGTAATTCTTCGAATGTTAAGTCTTGTGCATATGGTAATATTGCATCGCCATAATAATGCTGCTTATCAAGCACAGCACCATTAATCGGGTTAATACCTCGTACATGATTCTCAAGAACCACACGAGGGTCTGTGTGCATGTCTGGCATTGTTGCCGATTTTTCTGTGTTTTCGCTGCCTTTTGTTGGTGCTGGGTTTGCCCATGATCTAAATTTTGCTTTCGCTGCCATCTTCTGTATCTTTTTCGTGTTTTTCCCATTCTTCTACTACGTACTTTACGAGTAGTATAATTTCCTTCAATATAAGGAAAATTGTTTTAATGTTTTTTGTGTTCATATTTTGTCACTGTTTAATCGGTCGCGTTTGTTTCTGTACTCATATAGTTCTATTAGTTCGCGCCGTTGTTTATCTGTTATATCGATATCATGCCTGTTGTGATTAATAGATATTTCGCTATTTGCGGCAGCCGTCCATAATGTTTTTTCTTCAGGGTCGGTAAACATTTTATCCACGTAGTAACGTGGTAGTTTCTTTTTTGCTCCTCCCTGGACTGTAAGTAATTTGCTGCCATTAGTTTTTAGATATTCTACTATCGTTTGTTTGACATAATTTATACCGAGACCGTTGGACATTAATTGAAATTGCGGTTCTCTTCCATGTTCGTCTACCTCGTCACTTCGTTTCCTACGTAAGCCTTTAAGTGCATATTTCGTTGTATAAAATATGCTTGCTTCTGTAACTGTTCCTATGTGTATGTGGCCATGTTTCCAGGCCTTTTGTACATACTTTTCGAACGGTCTTGGCAAGTTGAATACTATTGCGTGATAGTGGGGCCGTTCTGTTTTATCTCCGTACTCGCCACAGGCGTAATACTTGATTTTTGTTTTATTAGCGTGCTTCCGTAGCCTTTTCATAAAGTCTTGAAAGTCCTTCCGAACCAAACTATAACCACCTTCCGTGAAAGGTATACTTTCATCGTTATATGTTAGGGTGAGGAAGCACGCTGATTCGCTTGCGTTTAACTCTTTTCCTAGTCTAAAGCACCAGTCTATTTGTTTTTTACGTAAGCATGGTACACAACGACCGCAGTTTACTACTCGCGTTATTGAGCCGTCTGGGCCTTTTTGCTTTCGTCTTATGGTCATTGGTGTAAGGCACATACTATGATAGTCTTATGCCTCCACGTGATAATCGAGCGCTATTTATACCGCTATTACGTTTCCGTCCTCGTTTGACTCGCTTTTTGAATCCTCCGCCTCGTCTTTTTCCGTATCCCATTGTTCTGGATATTGTTTTACATACCGCATGGTATCGTTAATATTACTTTTAATTTCTTCTAATTGACCTATTACAAATGTTAGGTTTGCGATTGTTGCGTTTCTTGTTTTACTCATTTTGTTTGTTTTAGTGATTATGAATATAGTGGTTTAGATACCCATTGGGGTACCATAGTAAGGTACTTTTCTTTGTGCAATTACGCTATTATATACATGTGCTATTACTTGCTCATCGTTGTCTAACTGTGTAAATATACGATTTGCTGGGTCACATGCAATAAATGTGCTGTTTAGTGATGGTCTGTTGCTGAACTTACGTCCTAAATGCCAGTAGTCTAATGTGGCTTTCATCTCGCCAGCTACTGTGTTTAATTCGTGACGGTACTCGTCATAGATTGGTAAATATCCAAATACATTGTTGTCTGCTGACGTTCCGTCTGCGTATACTTCTTTATTTAATACTGGTTGTTCTCCAATATGTGCTAATAATGGTTGAAAGTAATCGTAGCGGTCTACTTTGCTGAATTTTGGTGCTATCCCCTGGAAGTATGTTGTGTCTGGGACAATATACATCATTGCGAATATCCAACCGTGTTCTTGTGCATAGTATGATGCTTTGCGGCTACCGCTCGCTGTAATGGCGTGTCCGCCCATTGTTCCAAGTGCTGATGCGTCTTGTCCTGTTGATGTTGTTTCGCTCGTTTGTAATACCTCGCTAAATTGAATTGTTGATACTGAGCCACCGAATTCTTCGGGGCGTTGTAGTCGTGAATCTTGTGGTTTTACTCCAAAGTGTGCTTGAATGTGTTCCGTATAACGGTTACCTGTTCTTGCGTTAAGTTCTAACCATTTTTGTATTGCGAATGCTTCGCGTAATTGGTTAATTGTTGCTGCACTTGCGTTAATTTGTGATGGATCTACGAATGTGTGTGCTGTAATATCTAACTGACCTAAATCTGGTGTACTTCCACCAACTACATATCCACTTGTCGCTAAAGCAGCTAAGTTAGAATTCTGAGATGGAAAATTATTGTTAGTATCTCTCCATGTTGATGGATTTTGATTGTTAATATTTGCTCCTGCAAATGTTAAATCTACT